ATCTCCTTTTCTTAAGACTCTTCCGATTGATTGGAGGTTTCTGATTCTTGATTTACTAGGGGAAGCAAAGATAACATTATGTAAATTTCTAATGTTAACACCAGTAGAAAAAGTCCCGTAAGAAGCAACGATGATTGCATTAGATTCTCTTTCAGTAATTTCTCTAACTAATTCTCTTTCTTGGGTGTCAACTCCACCATGAACAAAGAACACATGACGATTTTCGGTGATACTCTTATTTATGAGTTCGTATAAAGGTTGACCGTGCCCTTCCACTCTTGAAAATAATACAAGAGTATTTCCTTTGAGGTCAATGGCAAGATTCTTGATAAACTTATTGCGTTTTTCGTGATTAATGATATACTGAACTTCATCCTCAAAGGTTTCAAATTTATTTGGTGGGTGTTTCAATAGAAGAATATTAATGTCCAATGTGGCAACATGACCCTTCTGCATTAGTTCATCGGTACGAATAATCTTATAAGAAGGACCAAATAAACCTTCTAGAACCCATTTATGAGTTTCCGATCCATCTAAAGTACCAGTAAATCCAAAACGATATTTGGCATCAGAAAGTTTAGTCATTATAGATACTAATGATTTTGATTTAAACTGGTGTGCTTCATCTCCTACGACCACATTAAATCTTGAGAAATATTGACGGGGAAGTTTGTAGATGGATTGCCAGGTTGTGATAATCACCTGAGAGTCTGTTTCTCTTTCTTTACCTGCATATATTTTGTGGCAGTATGAACCAACATCCCACCCATAATCCGCAAAGTCTTTATACATCTGTTCTACAAGGGATGTCGTCGGAACGACTATCAGAGTATTTTGTCCTTTCTCAACGTAATATCTCACAATCGAGTATATCATCAACGACTTTCCAGAAGCAGTTGGAGATATCAACAACTTTCTATTATGTCTTAAAGCGTCGTATACTCCCTCAACTTGGTATTCGCGGGGAGCATACTTACAAATAGAAGACATATAGTCTTTTACGCCTTCTTTTGAAATCATTTCATTGACTTCAAAAGGAAGACCATAAAATTTATTATTTACAAACTCATAGGTATATTCGTGATTCTCGCAAAAACGAGTAAGTTTATCAAGTAGACCAACATAGATTTCTCCAGTTTGAGTGTTGAACAAACGTATTTTTCCATCCCAGTATTTATTGCGAAACTGGGGCATGAATTTTGCTCCTGGCACATCAAAAGTAAATTGGTCCGCCAGTTCATAGTAAACGTGAGGTTCTGCTTTCACTTGCAGATTAACCTCATTCTTTTTAGAAATTATCAAATGAGACATATACTCATAATATTACTTATGAGTATTTATTGCCTCAATTAAACCCTGCTTGGAAACGATGCCATTCAATTGCATTCTTAATTTGGTAAGTTCTATTAGAAACCGTTTTGATAATTTCCTCAAGAAATTTTAACATAACGTCATAGTATCTGATTTTAATATCAATCTTTGACAACCGCTCATCTGCCTCCATATGCCTCTGTAAGGCATCTTTATCTCTCACCTTATACGGAAATGGTTCTTCTGCGTAAACTTCTACTGATGCCTTTCCTGTGTAGTAGTTATAGCGTTCTAATTTAACCTTATTGTAAGTATCTCTTGCTTTTTCCCTCAATAGTGTAATTGTATTGTATATTGTGTAATACTTTGAATGTAATTGTGGTATTTTTAAAGATTCGTCATGCAAATTGTCAGGATCAATTACAGAATCTCTTTTCCACATTTCCTGAATTTCATCAAGGTTCATAAAGGGTTATTATTTTTGTCCAATATCTTGTAAATAGTATACTTGAAAGTAACCTCTGCTGTAAAGTAATTTACATCAGTATCCGTTGCTTCAAATTCCAATGAAGAAAGAGATACTGGAAATAAATCTTTAAACGCAACCTGAGCACTTACATTATAGTTGCTATTTAAAATTTGTAAAGTTCCATCACTAAATTGTAGTAATGGATTTTCTAGTCCATTTTCATCAGTAATTAAATTTTTAAATTGTTCAGTTGTTTCTGGATATCCTAATCCAGTAATCCAATTATGGATAGCCATATAATTTTCCATATTCTCATCAACTAGAAATTTTAAATAAAAATCACCATACTCAACTTTATCTCCGGGAATATCAATGTTTTTTAGATAAGAAGGTTGAATGGCAGTTCCCATACTTATGTCTGGAATTCTAGTCGCATTAGAAAAAAAAGTTACTTTAGGCATTTTTGCCAAAATAAATTTAAAACCTAAAGGAGATAAAAAATTTCTATTTTGAATTTGTCCAGAAAAAATATTTGGCATTTTATTTTTATTTAGAAATAAAAAAAGAGGGTCCGAAGACCCTCTTTGAAAAATATGTGAATCTAGATCACATAAGGTTTTGAACTTGTACTCTTCTGTAATAGCGGTTGCTATTAACGGTAAGTCTACCAAGACCCACAGTGGTTCCTTCGGCAAATGGGTTGGCAACAAGACCATAGCGGGTCTTGAATCCAATCTTAGGCTGGAAGGTGTTCTCACCAACGGCACGAACCATTTGGAGAGGAACATATGGGCAGTAGAAGAGACCAGCGTCATAAGGTGAAGAACCCTTATAACCAACAACGTAGTACTGACCACCAGAAGCACTTGGGTTTGAACCACCCGAATATGGGTCGATATAAACTCTGTACTTACCTTGGAGAACACCAGCGAAGGTGTTGCCAGTGTCGTCAACCTGAAGGTTGGCGTTGAGAGCTGGGGTGTAATCGAGAACACCTGCCATGGTGAGTGCCGAAGCAACGTCAGCAGAGCAGAGGATCATGTTACCCTTTCCTCTACGAGTTTCGGTTGCGATTGCGTTTGCATCACGCTCGATTTGGAAGATGAGACCCTTGAACTTCTCAACCGACCAACGACCATTGGAGTCAACGTCGAGGTCAAACTTACCAGCGGTAGCAACGTTGTGCTGAGCACCAGATTTAGCAACCTTATAGATTGTTCTGATAACTTCGCGGTTGATTTCAGCAAGAATTTCGCTAGAAAGAATGTTAGCGAGTTCTGCTTCTGCGTTTAGACCGTGGATTGCCTTGAGGTCTTGAGCGAGTTCTAATGAATACTCGGCCTTAAGTGCTCTTGACTTTGCAGTAACAGTGACCTTCTCGATTGAGAAGCCCATTTGGTTGAACTGCGCTCCACCGCTTTCACCCAAAGATTCCGAATCTTCGGTGTCCATACCACGTCCAACATTATATGCAAGTTGCTCAGCAGAAGAATCTGGGCTGAGTAGACCTGGGTTGGATCCTGCTTGTCCGGCAGTAGTACCAAAACCAACAGTTCCACCGCTGGAGTTTGCTACATAACCTGAACCTAAACCACCTTCTGCACGAGTGCTGCCTTGAGCAGAGAATGCAGTATCAACTTCGTTGAAGAATGCTTCATCACCTGTGCTCTGGTTGTTATAACGGGAGCGCATTGCGAAGATAAGTCCAGTAGGACCATTCATTGGTTGAACGCCAGCGAGGTCATATGCGACCAAGTTTGGCATTGAACGACGAATAAGTGAAATTAGAACAGGATCGAAACCTGCAACAGGTGAAGATGCACTAGCACTAAAACCTGCGGTTGCACCAGATGAACCAGTGCTCATTGTTGGTGCTTCGGAAAGAAACTCACGCTCTTCGCGGAGTGTTTTCTCTTGATTTTCTAGCAGGATAGCGGTTACGGCTCTACGATGTGAATCTCTGATTGGATCCATGCCTTGATAATCAAGGATGGGAGCCCACTTCTCCTGCAATAGTTCTGTGTTGAACCCTTGCATTGTTTTTACCTCTTTTTAAAATTGTTAGTTTGAATTTTTATAATTTAAAAATCACTTTTTGGCAACTCTGCCAAGAGTCTGAAGATATGCCTCCATAATTCCACCTACTTGAGGTTGAGCATTTTGCATATCTGTACTTTCAGACAAGTTCTCAGAGTCATCTCTTTGAGTAATAGTTGGTCTTGAAGGAAAATATGATTCCCTCAAAGTTACTAGTTTCTCACGATAGTTTTCCTCACCATCAAACTCAACATTTTCAGCAAGAGAAGCGAGTTTGTCCTTCTGAGAAAGTGCAAGACCCTCGGATACTTCAGCAAAAATTACATCAGCAACCGACTCTGCTAATCTTTTGTTTAGAGCAACATTTTTTTCTATTTGCTCGTTGAGTTTTTCTTCCATTTCATCAAGTTTATCTACCATACTCTCGATTACATCATATCTATCTTCAGGGATTGATACATAATGATCTTCAAAAAGTCCTCTCATTCCTTGGAGGAATGATTCGGTCATTTCGGTCTTAAGACCGTGCTCAACTGCGAGTTTATTTTCAAAAATCCACTCGTCAGCAACATATTCAAGGTAAGAATCAACTCTATCGGTTAATTCTTCCTTAATTAATTGAATTTCTTCTACAAGAGCAGATTCATAATCTTCCTGTAGAGATTCTTTAATTTCAGCAACCTTTGATTTGATTGCTGCTTCAAAAATGGTACGTGCTTTCTCTTGAAATTCTTCAGAGAGTTCTTCACCAGCAAGAAGAGCTTGAACATCTTCTTCAATGTCAAACTCTTCTTCTACTTTCTTTTTCTTATTGCCTTTTTTGTCTCCCTCACTATCTTCATCCTCATCTTCATCCTCATCTTCATCTTCATCCCCATCCTCATCCTCATCTTCAGTTTTAGAAGCTTCGGCAACTACTTCTTCATCTTCATCAACTTCACCTTCATCAACCAATTCTTCTTCAGATTCGGTTTCTTCACCATAACTTGCTTTCTTACCAACAATAGATGCAGGCATAGGGTCCGCTGATTTTGCACCCTTATTAACAACGTTTCTTACCTGGGCAAGTGTTTTGCCAGGAGTATCAAGTTTTGCCGAATCGTCATCTGAACGATAATTTTCTGGAGTAGGTCCACCTAGATCTTCCCAATTGCCGGTTTGACCATCAGGAATGCCTGTGGTTAACTTTGGCATGGTTTCTGCAGGTTTGGCTCCTTTGGTTACTACGTTTTCCATTTCTTGTAAATTTCTACCAACGGACATTTGTTTAGATATTTTTGTATTAATCTATATTTATTTATAATTTAAAGATTTGAAAGAAATTGATTAAATAAATTTAACTTATGCTCTTCTAATCTTTTTTGATCTACTAGAGTATTAATTCTTCTTTGAGTTTTAGATGCAAGTTGTTCTCTAAGAATTCCTCCATCCCAAACCCACTCTTTACCTTCCATAATTCCCTGAACAAAGGCATCAGGAGCAGAAGGATCGGCAACGATATCAGCAGCAGTTGCAAGCATAAAATCTTTACCAACAACTTTATGACCCTCATTGGTCATTTGAAGAGATCCAACACCACGAGAAGAAACACCAAGCATAACTCCTTCACCAATTAGAGATTTTGCAATCTTACCCATTGGAGTTTCAAGAAGTTGTGCCTTACCAATAAAATTGCAGTCTTTTTGTTCAAGAGAAACAATTTTATGGGAAACACGGTCAAGATTGACGGTAGGACCATCAGGATGGCCGAGTTCTCCAAGAGCACGACCCTTACCAACGAATGCCTCATTATATCTCTTTACTTCACGAGAAAGAGTTTCCATTGGATACATTCTTCCATTGCGATTGCATATGTCACCCTGAAGGAAAATACCTTCAATAAACATTTTCTTTTCAGCACCTTTACCTTCGGTGATGAATTTAACCTTTTGTACTTCTTCTGTTATGAGTTTCATTGTTATTAATTTGTAAATCCTACTTGGTTTGCTTTAATTGCAATAGAAGTCCAAATTACATCAGATGGTAATTTGGTTAAAAATTCTACAGATCCTGCAGGCATGGCAAAGAAATTTGTAGTTGCTGCACCAACCAAAGTGTTAATACCAACAGTGCATACTCCAGAAGTGTTATTATATAATCTTACGCAAGTTGCAGAAGATATACTAGTTGCTGCACCGGCACTAGTTGCAGTATCTACTTGGGTAGAAATTATTTTAGTTATAGGCATTATTCATCGTCTCCAGAATTAGTATTAATACCAAATAAAGAATCTGCAACGGAAGACTTTAGTGAGTCTATTTTTTCTGCAGCCTTTGCAAAAATTTGATCTTTAATCGCATCAGAGACATTAGAAGCAGAAGAATTTGTAGCAATCAAATCGATAATATTATCCATAAAAATTTAGTATATTTATATAATTATTTATATTTCGGTTTTTTTAGTATCTTTTTGAGCTTGGGCATCAACAGTTGAAGATTGGGAATTTAAATCTGGTTCTTTAGGAACTTTTCCCAAATCTTGAGTTTGAGTTCCATTCATTAATAAAGGTTCTCCAGTAATTGGATCTATTGAATTTGGATCTGGAATAATACCTTCTTTTATTTCTTTATCAATTTGTTTATCTATTTCAACTATATCAGCATCAGTTTGGCGCAAAATTTTTGTTCTTGTATATTGAACAGAAAAATATTTTCCAATGTAAGGTTCCATTGTTGCCAACAGATTTAATCTTTCTGTCATTAATTCAGTTTCTTTCAATTCTGAAAACTGATTATCGTAAATAAAATCATATTGTATGTGATCTGATATTTTTTGCCAATCTTCTACTGATACGATATTTTTTAATATTAGTTGTGTGCGAAGCATGTCGGTAAACATGTTTGCAAATCTTTTTCTTAATCTACCAACAAACTTAGTAAATTTTAATTCATCTCTAAGTATTTCCGATGATCTTCCTAAATTGAATCCACCATCACTTGCAATTCTGGATTCTGGAACACCAAGTGATCTATAAAGTTTTTTCTGAAAATATTCAATATCAGAAAGTTCTCCTAAATTCTGTCCACCTGGAAGTGTGGTTATTTCAGTTCCTCTCCCACCTTCTCTTCTTGGCAACCAGTAATCTTCTAACATACTCATAAACTTACGATCATCACGAATTTCTCCATTATTTGAATCGTAAACCATTTTGTTTCTATAACGATTCATTATATCTTTTAAATATTGTTCAGCCTTTACTTTTGGAAGATTACCAACATCAATATAAAAAATACGACGTTCGGGTGCTCTAGAAAGTCTATAGATGACAAGAGAATCTTCAATCATTCTCAACTGATTGAGAGATTTAATTGCTTTGTGTAAATATGATAAGACTGTTCCTTTATTTCTATCAACTAATCCGGATGTACAATAAGTAACAGTATCTTTCGCAATTTTAACTCCTTTTTGACCACCAGAACTTGAAATCATTCCAGTAGGATAATTTGGAGCAGGAGTGTATATGAAATACTCTTCTATTTCTGGTGAATAAATTTTTTCGTCAACTCTTCCGTTCATCGGAGTGATCATTTCGGCAGACATAGGAATTCTTGAATCCCCCTTCTTTTTTTCCTGCCGAACATGACGCATCTTCATCGGATCAACATATCTGATCTCTTTTATTCCATCAGATGCATTTTTTGGATCAATAACTTTTAAATAATAAAGTCTTCCATCAACATACCAATTTCTAAAAATCTCATGAGATTTTTTATCAAAATCCATTAATTCTTTAATATGTTTAAATTCTTCTCTAATTTTTTCTTTTAATTTATCACTTGCATTTAAATTTGATAATTCTATTTCTATAGGTGAATCATATAAATCACTAACGATTGCTTCATTTACAACATCTTCTATAGCAGCATCACACTCTGGATGCAATGCCATCTCTCTATATCTTCTTATTAAATCATTCTCTGTTCTAAAAACACCTTCAATATCTAAATATTGACCATAAAAACCACTAGCAATATAATTATCAACCCCGTCCTCATTATTTTGAGGAACGGGGGAAATAATTTTTGATTTTTTATTATCTACATCATCAATAGAAAAACCAAAAAGTCTTGTCATAGTATTATTTTAATCTTATTGATTATTTAGTACGAATAAATTAACCAACAACTTGAGCACCAGTACCATCTAATACTTCATAGTATTGAACTTGAAATTCGACAGTAAACTCTTCAATTGCGTCTGCTGTATCAAAAGAAACGTCAATTTGTGAAATGTTAGTAGGAAACATACCATAAAATTTATATTGACGAACAACCTTTTCACTTCTATCTAGCTGTTTAACTATAACTCCATCTGCCTGGTAGTCTACAGGATTTGCTTTTCCATCAAACGTGGAAAGATTTGCAATTCCAGCCATCCACTCTTCCATCGCACCTCTTATCAAGAAGTTAGTATCATTCAAAATAGTAACAGTCCAAGTATCAAAAGTTCTTTCCCCAGCTAACTTAAATATTCTTCCACGAAATGGAACTTCAATAGGATTAACGTTTGATGCTGGAAGACCAGCAGATTTAACTAAAACTCTTCCAGTTTCAATAACATCTTTTAAGGTTGATAAGAATGAAACGGCACTACCTCCCGTAGGAAATGCAAGATCAACTTCAAATAGATTAGATCTTGCGCCTCCTCCAGATAATTTACTTTTAATATCTGAAATCTTTGTTGCCATTTTAGTATACCTCTAAAAAATTTATAATTATTAAAATTAACTGATAGAAGGAGCACTACCACTAGCCTTATCAATCCTGTAAGATTGAACTTGCAGTTCTACTGTAAATTCTTCAATAGTATCAGTTGAATCTGATGATACGTCAATTTGAGATATGTTTGTTGGAAAAACTCCTTCAAAAATATATTTTCTCAATATAGTTTCATCTCTTGCAAGTTGTTCAACTTCTATACCATCAACAACATAATCTGTAGGTGATGCATTGCCACTATTGTCTGTTAGTTTTCTAATTGATGCCATCCACTTTTCAAATGCCGTTCTCACTTTAAAATCAATATCGTTTAACACAGTAATTGTCCATGTGTCAAATGTTCTGTCTCCAGCAACTTTAAGAATAAGACCTCTAACTGGAACTTCAATAATTCCTAAATTTGAACTAGGAAGACCTGCAGACTTAACTAAAACGTCTTCATTTCCACCTTTAATTCCAGTTGGATAAACCATGTTTACTTTAAATAAATTAGATCTAGATCCTCCCCCAGATAATTTACCTTTAATGGTAGATATGTTTGATGCCATTTTTACTTACCTCAGTAGTATTTGGAAATTAAATTAAGCATTACCTATAATTTCATCAAAGGAAACACCACTTCTAGTTGCAACAAATGTTAAACCAATAAAGTTGATTGATCTAGAAGGTTTGATATAAATGTCTGCAACAAGTTCATTAGAATCAATAATTGAGGCAGTATTATTTGATTCATCACAAATAACTCTAAAGTCAGAAATTGCTCTCTTAGATTGAAGATCTCTCAAGAAAGGTTCTACTGTGTTTACAAAACTACTTCTTGTGATAGAATCATTAAATTCAAATAGTTGATTTCTAGCAGCTACCGATACTGCATTTTCAATATAAACAAACAATCTTCGAACATTAATTCTATCAAACGATGATGCTTTTGCTAATCCAGTCTTATCTCCAAATAATATAATTCCAGATCCTGGGGACATAATTACCGGATTAATTCTGTTCGAATAGAGTCTATCTCTTTGTGTTTTGGATGGATTGTATGCTAATTTAACAGCATTTAATACGGATCCTCTGCTTGTTCCTGCTGGAGAAACCCAGGGAGTACCAGAAGCATCAGTTCTAGCGCACATTCCAGCAATATCACCATTCAAAGGAATATATCTAAAAGTTCCAGAGAATCTGTCATACATGTACTTATATCCACTATCAAAGACCGCATAAGATGATGATGGGATGGGAGAGAAGAATCCAATTATATTATCAGTTATTGATGAAGATCCAATTGGAACGAATGAAGATGTTCCACTTGATTGTAGTAAACCTTCCTTATAAGGAGAAATAAATGCTATTGCATCCTTTCTTTCCTCTGCTACCGCAATAATTTTAGAAGCAAGTGCTTGAGAAATTTCTTTACCATATGAAGAAGATCCCATTAAAATAAAATCAACATCATACTCTTCTGTGTTTGTCAATAAATCGTAACCAGAAGATAAGTCAGTAAGAGAAGATGCTAGTGAAGTAGATAATGTTAAATCGCTATTTCCGTCATAATTTTTTCCACCAGTAAGAATATTAGTATATGAACCAATACAATTATAATTTCGATTATCTGCAGTAATAGTATTCCAAGTTCCGGTGGATGAAAGGGTGAAAGATGAAGATGTACTAAATCCTGTGGTTACAACTCCTGTGGGTTCTGATCCTGCAAAAATATAAGAAGAACCTTCTGAAATGTACTTATTCCAATATGATGGAGATCCTGCAGAAAAAATTGCATTCTTTGCTTTAGACAATGAAAGGTGTTTTTCTAAAATAGTTCCTTCATTTCCTGTAATTTTTCCATCCGCATCTAAAATAACTACGTGAACTTCGTCAAATCTTGAACCACGTGAAGCGGCAAAATTTGAAGTTGATGGTCTATTTGCAACAGCATTCCAACTTAATGAAGAATTTAAAAGTGGTATTGTTTGGAGATCATACCAATCTGGGGAAGCAGTGTATGCTGCATTTCCGTAAGAAGATGATTGACCATTTGTATGAATCGCAACAGATCCAGATGGTATGAATTTCCACACACCCTCTGGTTGATAATCAACATTTGTTTCTGTTCCCCCAGCACTAACATGGGAAATAATCTTCACACCAACTGTGCCAGTACCAACTTCGGTAATAATTCCTCTCAAATAACCAGTGAGAGTTGATGTTGTGCCAGCACCAGGATTAACTCTTCCCGTGACTGCTTGTGTTACACCATAACCAATAGCAAGCGCCGCAGATGTGGTTGTAGTTGTATTGGATCCGAATGAAATTTCTACGTTATCCAGCGCAATAGCATTTAAAGTCGGTTGACTTAATTGAACAAGTCCTCCTGCCCCACCTCCGCTGTAAGTTGCGTTTGTGGTTATTCCAATAACAGTTGTTCCTGCCCCTATAATCGAAGAAATTTGTTTTAAAGTATTACCAACAACAATTCCAGATGTTGTAATTCCTGTAATAAATGTTGTAGTAATTCCAAGATCTCCATTTGAGGCTGTTGCAATTCCAGTGAAGGTAGTATTAGTAACTGCACTAGTGCTAATTCCAGAAAGAACCTGATCAGCTCTTGCATCAATAACTGCAACTCTAAGAGAATTTCCCCATGATCCAGGATTTTTTGCAGCAAAAGTTATCCCAGTAACAGGAGTTTCATCGTAACCTTTATTTACATAATCCTCATAACTTTTAATTTTGACACTAGATGCAGTTCCAACCTTAGCATTGGTTAAATTAACACCATCTGACCTAAGTACTTGTAAATTTCCACCATATGCTAAGTAAGAAGAAGCAACAAACCAATTTTCGTAATGACTTGTCACTTGTGAAGGTTGTCCAAAATTAACAAGTAATTCTTGCTCATTTGAGACTGTAACTGCTGACTCTACTGGTCCCTTTTCAAATGGAGCTACAATTGCAGCAACTGAATTTGAAGTTGGGTCTACTCTTCCTGTAGTAATATCAACTTCCCTTACAATGATTCCAGGAGATGCTAAATTTAAAGGCATCTTAATTTCTCCGTATTACCAGAATATTCTAGAAATATTTATAATTTACCATAGTTCAATTTAAATATAATCCCACATATAACTTCTATCACCATACTCATCAGTGTACCACCTATCTCCATCTTGATCTATAAATTGATTTTCATCATTTATTCCAGTTAAAACAAATCCAAAAGGAGACATATCTTGCTCTATTTGATTCTTCTGCTCTTCATAAATTCTTTTACGAACATCATTGTCAGTCATTTCCTTAAAATAATCTTGAGCAACTAACCAAGAAAAAATTACTAAGCACATTGCTAAATCATCATTACACCCTTCTTCTGCTTCAAATGAATTGTGGCGCTGTGCAAAGGTGGTTAATTCTGAAATGATGTCATAATCGACCGTCAATAGTTTATCATCTTCCATTAAAGTTTTTAAGTTAGAGCACCCTAATTTTTTAACTGCAGCGGTCGTTCTTACTCCAAGTTGAGATTTTTTACCACTAAAACCAGATCCAACTATTTGACCAGATCTACCCCGCATTGAACACATAAGAACATTGTCATATTCAAGATCAAAATGTAAAATATTAGCTACTTGGTCACCAATATCATTAACTTCAACTAATAACCAAGAATTATTATATCCCTTTGCAACATCATTAATAATACTTGGAAATAACATTGGCTTAATTTCGTTATTTCTATATTTTGCAACAACTTTATATGGGAAGTTAGTAATATCAAAAACTATAAAAGCCGAATAATCATTACCAAGACCACGAGCAACGTCCACGGTTATAAGATAATTATGTTCTTCTTTTGGATTCTCATAAATGTCTAATCCAGCATTCTTTTTGATTGGATCCTCATAAACAAGATTTCTTAATTTTGCTGGATTGATTAGAGTATTGACAGAACCCAAAAATTCACACTCAAACTCAACTTTAAATTGTTGTTCTGATGTGTTTGCAATAGTTTGTATCTTCCAGTTTTCGTCTCTACCAGGCACTTCTGACCAATGAACATCAGTAGGTACATATTCATTTTTACTACGTTCTGCATCATGCCACATACGGTAGAAGTGATTCATACCACGTGGTGTGGAAACTATAATAACTTTTGTACTTTGCCCGGATGAAATAGTGGGATAAACAGACGCAAAAAAGTCATCAGCGATATGATTGGGAATAAAAGCAAATTCGTCCAGAAATATAATATTGTAAGATCCTCCACGAACTGCAGAAGCAGATGTGGACGCTGCCATAATTTTAGATCCATTCTCTAATTCTAAACTTCCCCTGTTCCACTGAAGAACACCTTGCTGCATCCATTTGGGAAGATTCTCATAAGCAAGTTGCAATCTTCCTAAAAGGTCCCTTGCAGTAGATGCTTTGTTTGCAAGAATTGCAATATTTACGTTGTCATTAAATAGTGCATAATGTAAAAGGTAAGAAACAACCGTGGTCGATTTACCCGTCTGGCGGGGCATCTTGCAGATATTAAAACGATTCTTATGGAAGTTAGTTACAAGTTTCTCTTGAAATGGATACATCTTAAATGGAACTAATCCATGATCCAAAGAAACAATTTTGATGTAATTTTTTGCAAAATATACAGGATCTTCTTTACACGCCAAAAACTCAACAATTTGCTCTTCAGACCACTGAATGGTTGTATTTGCTCTCTTTAGATTTGGATTAGAAAGATAAGCGTCTTTTTGGTGAAGTTGAATATCTTTAATTGGCATAAGTATTACCTACTAATCTCTTCCCAGTCCATAGAAGCAAAAATCTGTTCACTACCAGTTGCGGCAGTAACAACAAGTGTGAGTTCATAAGGTGTTGAAGTCAATCCATTTCTCTCCATTTGAAACTTGAATAATGCTTCTTTGAGAATATCAATTGATGGAGAACCTTGATTTGATGAGTTTAAAAATCCACTTGCAAGTATTCTTCCAC